CGGGTCGATTCAATCTCGGCCAAAGAGAAGAGACTGGACGTCTTCGTTACGCTCAAGACGCCGAGACTGACAGGTTTGGTCTTGGCCAAAGAGAAGAAACTGGACGTGTCAGATACTCTCAGGACGCGGAGACAGGTCGATTTAATCTCGGCCAAAGAGAAGAGACTGGACGTCTTCGTTACGCCCAGGACGCCGAGACTGACAGGTTTGGTCTTGGTCAAAGAGAAGAAACTGGACGTGTCAGATACTCTCAGGACGCGGAGACAGGTCGATTTAATCTTGGTCAAAGAGAAGAGACCGGCCGCCTTCGTTACGCCCAGGACGCCGAGACTGACAGGTTTGGTCTTGGCCAAAGAGAAGAAACTGGACGCGTCAGGTATTCCCAGGATGCCGAGACGGGGCGCTCTCGATTCACTCAAGAACAAGAGACTGGTCGCCTTCGGTATGCCCAGGATGCCGAGACCGACAGGTTTGGTCTTGGCCAAAGAGAGGAAACTGGCCGAGTCAGATATTCCCAGGACGCAGAGACGGGTCGTTCCCGATTTGCCCAAGAGCAAGAGACTGGCAGATTCAGGTTTGGTCAAAGACAGGAGACCGGGCGAGTCAGGTATTCGCAAGACGCAGAAACCGCCCGCTCTCGATACAGCCAGGATCAAGAGACCGGAAGGTTCACTCTTGGCCAAAGAGAGGAGACTGGTCGCCTCCGTTACGCGCAAGATGCCGAAACCGACAGGTTCGGCCTTGGTCAGCGAGAAGAGACCGGGCGGGTCAGATACTCACAGGATGCGGAGAGCGCCCGCTCTCGCTACGCCCAGGATCAAGAAACTGGCAGGTTCACCCTTGGCCAGCGGGAAGAGACTGGACGCCTTCGCTATGCACAGGACGCCGAAACTGACCGATTTGGCCTTGGTCAGCGGGAGGAGACTGGCCGTGTTCGGTACTCACAAGATGCCGAAACGGGGCGCACCAGGTACACAGCTGACACCCAGCGGGACATCAACCGGTACTCCCAGGACCGGGAGAGCGAGCGATTCGCCCTTGGTCAAAAAGAGGAGACCGGACGCACACGTTACACCGCGGACTCCCAGGAGAGAACCAGCAAGTACGGCGCTGATCAGACCCTAAGAGGCACCAGAGCTCAGGTTCGCGGTCAGATGTACGGCGCTGATCGCTCCCTTGATGCCACCCGGTATTCCTCTGATAGCCAAGAGCGATCCTCTCGCTATGGACAGGACGCGGAAAGCGGCAGGACGAGATACACGGCTGACACCCAGCGGGCCATTAGCCGCTACAGCCAGGACGCAGAGAGTGGCCGGACCAAGTACACGGCCGATTCTCAAGAGAGGACCAGTAAGTATGGTGCTGATCAAACCCTAAGGGGGACCCAGGCTCAGGTTCGCGGCCAAATGTATGGCGCTGACCGCTCTCTTGACGCCACCCGGTATTCCTCTGATAGCCAGGAGAGGGCATCCCGTTTTGGTCAGCAACAAGAATCTGAGCGGACTCGCTACACAGCTGATTCTCAAGAGAGGACTAGCAAGTATGGTGCCGATCAAGCCCTCAAAGGCACCCAGACCCAGGTCCGCGGCCAGATGTATGGGGCTGATCGGGCTCTCGAGGGAACCCGGTATTCCTCTGATAGCCAGGAGCGATCCTCTCGTTTCGGTCAGCAACAAGAATCTGAGCGGACTCGCTATACAGCTGATTCTCAAGAGAGGACTAGCAAGTATGGTGCCGATCAAGCCCTCAAAGGCACCCAGACCCAGGTCCGCGGCCAGATGTATGGGGCTGATCGGGCCCTCGAGGGAACCCGGTATTCCTCTGATAGCCAGGAGCGGGCATCCCGCTTTGGGCAAGAGCAGGAATCCGAGCGGACACGTTACACGTCCGACTCTCAGGAGCGCCTCACCAAGTACAGCGATGACAGCCGGGAGCGCCTTGGCCGGTACAGCGCCGATTCTCAAGAGCGCATAGGCCGCGACCGCAACACCAGCGAGGAGCGCCGAATCGGCATGGCTGGAGAGCAAGAGCGCAAGACCCTCACCCAGGGAACCGATGAGACCTTGCGCCTAAGGGCCGACGCGAGGGGTGCCATTAGCCGTTACTCTCCGTTCTCCCGCGGCAAGGCCGCCGCCAGATACTTTGGCTGATTCCCATCCTGGGGTATCGGCTTTTCTCTCCTCGCTAAATAACGAGCAACGGGAAAGATTCCTAACAGAGGCCGACAATCGCGATTCCGTATACCAGCTCTGGATGTACGCCAGTGCCATGGGATATGAGTCGTGTTTCCTCGAGCTGGAGTCCTGGCAGAAAGAACGTTATCCCAGGCTGAATCGAAAACTGGCGCTCACCGCAGAGGCCGTGCGGCTCCAGCAGGATATCGCAGCGCTTCGAGCCTGCGAAAATCCGGACCCGAGGCTCATCGCTGCCCTGACAAAGGAGTTGCGAGGGCACCTGGTGGAGATCGAGCGGATGGAGCGTGGCCACGATCGACGGGGGCTCCTACTGGCTGGAGCTGATCGACTCCTGAAAACTGTGCAGGATTCCTTTCCTGACGACCCCGAAATGCAGAGCGTCTTGGAGGAATCGTTCGAGACCTTCCTCGCCCAGCTGAGAGAGGAGCGCTGAGTTGTTAAATTGCCAGTTATGGCTGGCACTTCGATAGCCCAGGCACGCAGGCGCTCCACGCTTGCTGCTGCTAAAAGGCTCCCAAAGAGAACATCCGCTGATGCGGCGGTTCCAGAAGACATTCAACTGGCCCGTGACAATTTCGCGGCCTTTTGCACCCGAATGGGGAAGCCGCCAGCGCCGCACATGATGCTGTGGCACGAGAAGTTCATCACCGGCAAAAGCAGCGACCACCTCCTTGATGTTGCCGGGCCCAACGAATGCCTACTGAGTCCCAGGGGGTCTGCAAAGAGCACCTTCGTGGGATTGCTATGCGCCTGGCTGATCGGGCGGCATGCCCTGCAAAGGAAGCTGTTGCGGATTCTTTATGTGTCCTACAACATCGACGTAGCCAGGGGGAAGAGCCTGGCCATCAAGACCTTAATTCAGTCATCGGACTATCAGGAAGTTTTCCCGATGGTTCGCCTCTCCAAGGCGAGAACAGCAGACGAGTTGTGGTCGATTGATTTTGATTTTGCAGGAATTGATGTCAGAGGAGAAGACGCCTTTACCGTCGCCTGCGCGGGCCTGCGTGGAACCATTGCTTCCAAGAGAAGCAGTCTTGTGATTCTCGATGACTTGATCAAATCCAAGCAGTCCATTGCGAATCCAGAAATCCGCAGGGAAATGGAAGCCAACTGGAACAGCGTCATTGTTCCAACCATGTTCGAGGGCGCCCGCGCCATCGCCCTGGGCACCCGGTTCCATTTTGACGACATGTTCGCCACTACGTTCATCGAGCGCAATGGGTGGGCTGTCACGATCCAGGCCGCCCTTGAATACAACAACGACGGAGATGTGCGCTCCTACTGGCCGCAAATGTGGGGGCTCGAATATCTGCTAGGCCTGCAGCGCAAGGACGGAGTCTCCTTTGCGTATCAGTACATGAACCAGGCGGTGCGATCCGCAGAGCTGGGGATTTCACCTGAGTTGTTTATCAAGGGATCCATTCCCGACACGTTCGACATGATCGGCGTCGGGATGGACCTCTCCTCTGGCCTGAAAGAGCGCAATGACTGGACCGTGTTCATGCTCGGCGGCAGGGATGGGGAGAAGGGCTACTTGATTGATTACAGGCGAGTGCGCTCCATGGGGAACATTGAGAAGGTAGAAGCCCTGTGCGAACTCTTGTCTGACTGGAATTTGCTGATCCGCGATGGCAGCAAGTACCGGCCCACTCGCTCTGATGTGATGATCTGGCCTGAATCGGTGGCCTATCAAAAATCGTTCCAGGGTGATTTCCAGAGGATTGCCCACCAAGACTGGGGCCTCACTAATCTGAGGGTGTCTCCAGTCACCGGGATTCGTGGTGACAAGCTATCCCGGTTCCGCGGCATTATGGGCCTATTCCAGACCCATCGCGTGATATTCAACAAGTACAGGGACTGGTCTGTCGTGCTGGAAGAGGTGCTGAACCTTGGGCACACAGCCCATGACGACTGTGCCGACGGAGTTCAGATCCTGTTGGACCAGCTGTTCAGACGCGGTCCAGCAGAGCTCGAGTATTAGCCCCTTCTCTGGCGAACTTAGGATAGACCAATGAGCGAATACAACGATTCCCGGTCCTCCCCATTCCAGCAACTCCTGGAAGCTGCGCGCAGTCGCAAGGGCGGAAGCGGCGACACCACCGTCATCACTGGGCATCTTGCTCAGATGCGGCTTTTCATGATGCGCCAGGGGGTTGAGTTCTACCCTCGGCAGGATTCCTACGGATTCCGGAAGTCATTCCTGGAGAGGATCATCGAAGAAAACGAGATCGACGCCAGGCTCGAGGGGATTGGAGATGACTTCGTGCTTGACGGGCTAGGGCTTTGGTTCTTTCGCCCGGTCAAGGACACCTACCGCATCATGTGGTTCACCCGTAACAACTACAGGTCCTACTACGACGCGGATGAGCAGATCGATGAGATCGACCTGATCTACTCCTACAAAGAGCGCAGCCAGGCAAACAAGCTCAATGTTTCAACTACTGGCGGCTTCACGACGAAATGGGTCCGGCTAGTCGTTCGAAAAGACGAGATCATTGAGGAAATCAGTAACGAGAGGCCGTCCTTTGAGGACCCCATCGGAAGCCGTTTCTCCCCCTCCCGCGTCTCCGCTGCTGCCTCTTCGTCGGTGATTGGGAAGTCGACTCGGACGACACGGAACTCCCTGGGCTTCATTCCTGCGGTCGAGGCGTTCAACAACATGCGCTCTTCCGGTATGGATGCCACCGGAGACTTTGATGGCCTGGAAGGGCACATCATGGTGCATGACTCCTTGGTTCGTAATATCCGCGAAAACATTCGCTTCTACGGCAACCCCACACTTGTTTCCAGTCGGGCCAAGCACGAGATGATGGAGTCCGGGGACGAGCAGTCTCGCCGGCCAACCATTGCCAGCAGGGCCGGTTTCGAGTCGACCGCTCCTCGCTCTAACTGGTCCAATTCAGGCGGAGGCCGCTTTGATTTAACAGGAGCCCCATCCCTGGGATCCAACATGAGAGTGCCTCGCCTGATTGCCAATCTCGAGGCCACCGACCGGGTGCAATACATCACGCCCAACGCGGTCAGCGGCGATCAGAACATGTATGCCAGGCAGTATCGGGAGGAAATCCGCACAGCCCTAGGCGGCGTTGATGAACTCGGTATTTCCTCCGGCGCGACCGCCTACGAGATCAAGAGCCTCTTCGGCCGTGCGGCAACAACGGCCCTCAGGAAGTGTCGCGGGTTGCTGACCTACGGATTGTGCAAACTGCTAGGCCTGATGATCCATCACGAGGAGAAGATTTTCCGCGACTCCTTCTCTGCTGCATTAGGGATTGCGCCGCCAAGTGCGCCAATCTTTGAGCAGTTTGAAGCCGATGGCGCTACTGCGGAGTATGAGGAGGCGGAGCGTATCTACAGAGAGGAATACGCCGCCTGGGAGCAGGAGATAGAGGCCAACCTCTCGGAGGCACTGGAGAACCAGGATCTCCCAGTTGGAGTTGTCGGGCTGATTCCTGACGGGGATCGGCGAGTGGAGTGGCGCTGGAGGGGGCCGGTCTTTGAAGAGAGCCCTGAAGACGTTCTCAACGCATCGATCGTGGTGCGGAACCTTCAAGAACTTGGGGTGGACTCGGTGGAAGCACTGAAGCATTTATTCCCTTCAAAAACAGATGAGGAACGCAGCGCTATGCTGTCAGGGTATCCATTCAGGATGGCCCAGGCCACGCAACAGAGCATTGGAACATTCCTCTCGCTCATCGGGGACATGCAGCAGATTCCTCATCCGCAGCAGCCCGATCTTCCACTCCTGGCAGACCCCAGGCTCGACCTGGTTCCATTCGTTTATCGGGCTTTCGATTTCCTCAAGCGAGAACTGACCTATGCAGGACAATTCAACGATGCCGCAGGTGCCTCAGGCCCCAGCGAACTCGATGCCATCGGTAGAGCACGCGCAGGCGCCGGTCTCCCCGCAGAGCTACCAGGCAGCAGCGGCCCCTTCTTCCTACCAGACAGCACCCGGTCCAGCACCGCAAATGGTGGATCCGTGGCAGGCGGCCTATCAGCGCCTGAGCGGCGGGCTGAACGGGATGCCCCAATCCCAGCCCCAGGCACCGTATTGGCAACAAGCGCCACAGGCGGCTCCCTCCCCGGCTTACTACCCTTCGCCTACAACCAGCTACCCAGCGGCGTTCAGTACGGGGATCCCGATTTCGCTGCCCCAAGTAACGCCGGTCTATTCGCCGAGCTATCCGAGCGCGCTGCAGAACGTGCCAGCGCAGTACGCCCCGACCCAGACCCCGCAAGAGGTCGAGGACGGGTACCTAAGCGGCGTAAGCAACGAAAGTCTTGAGGTTCTTCAGCACTTCGGCGCTGAGGCCCCGGCTCTTCTCAACCGTTACGCCTGCACCGTAGAGGATGCCCTGCTGGCCCAGGCTGAGCAAACCGGCACCACGATGCAGCAATTGCAGCAACTGGCGCAGAACATGAGCCAAATGGAGGTGATCCTTAATGCTGCCATTGAAGACAACAACGCCTACAACTATCTGACCACTGATCCCGACCTGCTGGCTGATTACGTCAACGACTTCTTCGGACCCGAGGGCCCTGCTCCCGTGGAGCTCCCTCAGGACCGCCTGCGTGCTGAGGTAGAAGCCAACCAGCGCCCCTATCAGAGGCCCGAGATGCCCATGCCCGCGCCATCTGGCCGTGGCGGTGGCGTCAATCCAGAGGACTTCTGGGCTCAGTTCAACCAGGTAGCCACCACCAGGCCCGACCAGCTCTGGATGTTGCTGGATCAAGTCCAGAGCCAGGCTCCTGAACTGCTGACCTCTAAGTGGCTCGTGAGCGAGGGCTGAGATGGCCAACTTCCCCGCTGGAGCCATGCGCCCTCCCAATACTGGCCCACAGGGCCAAGCTATTGGTGCTTTTGACCAGATCCAGAACAGGAATCAGCAGGTCAACAATCGGGCGCGCTTGCTCATTGCCACGGCCGACACTGCAGGCATCAACACTGTCACCGATGGCGCCCGCGCCTTGCAGGTTGCCAGCAACACCCAGGAGCACCAACTCCGAACCGCTGCCAATGCAACACTGAACACCCAGGCGGCGCAGAAATGCTGCCTGGATGGGCGGCTGAACGCAGCGTCGAAATACGGCCAAGAGGGATACGTGCCTGCGATGTACAAGCTGGCAAATCTTCTCTCTTCGGCCTAGGGGTAATACAAGGCAATCATTCGGCCTAGGGGTAATACAAGGCAATCGGGATGTATGCCAGCTGTGGCTAGCATGGGACTACTCTCGCGGTAGACCATGCGCCTTGCTGGCAGCCCGGAAATTTACGAGGCGCTAGCCAAGCACTTCGTCAGCGACGATGTACCTCGTCCAGCCGCAGAACACATGGCCGCAGAGGTCATGGTGCATGGGGATGACGCCGACATCCGCATTGATGAATTCATGCGGTACTACGGAATGTACAAGGACAAGGGCTTCTCCGATCAAGCCGCTCAGCACCTTGCGGTCGAGGCACTAGAGGGAGAGAGCGACCCTCCGGCCATGACGCGGCGATTCGCTGGCACCTACGAAGACTGACATGATTTCCCTGCGCCAATACGCCATCCATACATCAGAAGAGCCTCATCAGTTGGCCTTCTGGGATGCCTTGGAAGCTCGCCTAACCCCAGAGCAGCGAGCTCTCTATGCCGATGGCGGCGAACTTCGAGAAGGTGTCTGGAAAAAACCACCACAGGAGCGCCCCGCCGATGAGGTCAGGGCCGAGGTCAACGAGTGGAAGACCAAGGTCAAAGCCCTCAAACTCAGCCAGCCCGATGCTTTCACCTGTCAGGCGGCTTGTATTGCCATGGCAGTGCGGGATCCCGATATCAGGGACATTCGCCGCCGGCTGACCAGTATCGGCACAGCTGGTGATCCGGCAGTCATGGCCCGGGTTATCAAGGGATACGACCATGTCGCCTATACCTACACAAGCAACGCCTCTTTGGACGAGGTTTACCAGTGGCTGAAAGCAGGAGAGCTGCTGATCACGCATGGTTGGTTCACAGGCTCTGGGCATGTAATTGTGCTTGATGGCCTGATGCGGGACCACAAGAGCGATCGATACCTCATCAACGTGGCGGATCCATGGTCGGAGTTCTTCGCACCGGCCTGGAAGTATCCCGCGTCTGGCGTGAAATTCCATGACGGCTTCTATACGGAGCCTTGCATTTACGCAGCCTGTGTTGCCGGTGCGAGCGTGAGTGACGCCCGCAATGTTTACCGTTCAGGCAAGGTGGACCGATCCCGTAAGGGGATGTGGGTCCATCGCATCACAACTCTTTGATAACAATCTGCCCAGTGGCAAAGCGATACACGTCACCCGTGGCGACAACAGCTGCGGGCGAGAGTAGGCCGTAGGTAATGAAATTACCTCCAGTAGGTGCATCCCAAATACCAAGATGCGTGACGGTCTGAGCCGAAGCGGCTGAACTGGAAGCCGTAACCGTGGCCGTATTGCTGACCTGGAAACCCCCTCCCGCGCTAACCGCTGGCACACTCAAGCTCGAAGTAGCCAAGGTAGTCCGCCCCCCAGCCAGAGCCGTACTGACATCACTATTGACCCCGGAGGAGCCGGGATCCGCGGTGTGATGACTGAGGTACACATTGCTCAGTGCCGCTGGAAATGTAGTTCCCCGGAGCCAGTTGAGCTTATTGGTGGCGTGGTATTGAGAGGATGGCATGAATGGCCTGGCAGTCAACTTATTCTGACAGGTCGAGACTAGCCATAAGGGGAAAGAATTGTTGGTGATGCGGTGATCGTTGTTTCCCCCTCTATCAAGATGCTGGGCTCCAGGGTTTGAACCGCGCGTGCCGTGAGTTCAGTGCTCATTTCGATAGCCGCGGAACCCGCAGATAGGGCTGCCCGGGCCAGGACCTGAGACTCCATCTCCAGGACAGCCTCCGACTCGGACAGGGGTATTACGGCAAGCTGAACCCTGTAAGGAAGTTCTGTCCACTGGCTGCTCGAGACAAGGAACCAATACTTTCCAGGTGGCAGGAGGATCCCGTAGTTTGATGTGAACGGTTCGTCAGCCTCTGCCTCGCTGGCTAGGACAACTGCAGAGCCGCCATCGCGCAATGCATAGTCATAGGTGGCGTAGCCCCTCTGCCAGTAACCGGCATTGACGTAGCCGAGGTCAACCGAATAGGGAGACTTGAGGACTTCCACCGGATAGAGCTCGGAGCCTGCAAATCCGTCATCGCCAAGGGCAATAGGCCCAGCGTTGTTACGCAGGCTGACCATGACGTATTGATCGGTGTATTTGTTGATTCGGATACGCCTGAGGCCAATTCGAGAGGGGGCCTCTATGTCAAAGGAAAAGAACAGGGTCTGCGTCCCGCTTTTCGCTCCGACGACACCGCGAAAGTCGAGCTTGGCATTCGAGATTGGGCCTAGGTCCCTAGAGTCGTGGACAGAATTGTACTTGACGTAGGCCTGGCGATTGAAGTCCGGCCGTGTGCTGTCACTGCCGCCATAGGTGCGATTAGCAAGGAGGACTGAGTCGGATTGGTCCACAGCGATTCAGAGGGGGTAGGTACCGTCAAGGTGCCCAGCACTAAGGGCCGAGCGGAACTCAGTCAGCTGATCTGGAGTGAACGAGCCGGCGGATAGGACTGCGCTTATTCCCCTTTGGATGGCAGGCACGTTGGCGCGACCGTTTTTTGCATCCCCTAGAAGGGCGATGAACTCAGTGGCCAGAGTGTTCAGTGGGAGGCTGGTGAAGGACTGCTCACGGATAGATGCATAGACAGAACTCTCAATCAGGGAATCCCAGAACGCCTGGTAATCAGGACCAGGAGGCGGGGAAGGAGCCGGCGGATCCGGGGTGTTGCCCTCGTCCAGCCACTTCTGAAAGGCGATGTAATCCAAGTTCTGAGAGTCCGAAGGGATGAACGCTCCATCCTCCAGCCTGATAACGGTACTGCCATTGGTGAGTTGGTACGTCATTTGAGTCGAAAGCTTTTAGTCAATTAAATTGTTCTCAGCATCGGCAGCGACCTGGAATGCGAGCGCATAGGAGTCGCTTACGCTGTTGATTCCCTGGATGGCATGCCTAGCCCCAATGGGACTGATGGACTCAATTAGGTTTTGTTGAATATTGGCAGAAAAGCCAACACCTGAAACAAAGCTGCAACTTGGCGCTGCTCTCATGGTTACTGGCCAGACAATGGGTGTCTCCAACCAGTTCGACCCACCATTGTATCCACGAGTATTAGCAAGAGCAACGCAATAGTATCTTTGGCAAAGCGCGAGCTCCTGCTGGGCGGGTCTTCGCCAGAACTGAGGGTCGCCAGAGCCCGGCACCACTTGTACTTGTGCAATGTCGTAGAACCCGTTTGTGATCAAACTGTTGTTCATGCTATTCATTTGCGCCTGGGTTTGTTCTGTCCCCACAAAGCCAGATGGGCGAGTGGAATAAGCGTTCCCAGACCTCCTCCACATGCCAAGGGACCATGCAAATTTTATGTCAACCTGGTACAGCCAATTGCTCAGTGGCTGTAAAGCGGCTTCACCAAGAGGGGTGTAGGCTGGATTGGTCTGCGTTGTAATGACCGCATTTGGATTGTACGCAGAGGCTACAACCTGCGCATAGGTTGGCATCGTGTATGTATGTGTAAACTTTTGCCAAGATGTCGTAAGATTGAAGGTTTTGCATATCGTGGGGGTCCAGAAGCGCCCTGCACCAATGGTAAAGATTTGAGATTCAGAAACCACTTGTGTCGCAGCAGAAGCCCTAGCCCAGAAGGATAAGGTCACTGTCTGACCAAGGATAGACGCCGCGTCCTCAACGTTTTGGAGTGCAAGTAGCCCAAAGCTGTCAGTAGTCAGGCTGTTCAAGCTCGTTGTCCCGGGAGATATGCTACTTGTTGCAATCCTTTGATAGTAGCTAGCGCTAAAGCTTGCTAATTCAGTTGAAGTGCATGCTTGTCTTGAAACGGTATAGGTGCCCGAGGCGTTATTAGACGCTGCAAACAGGACAGCGGAAGCCCACCTATCTGCGACCTTTGGAGGACCAGCTGTCACGGCGAGCGACCCCGACGAAGTGCGTCGCTGCCATATGTCAAAGTTTCCATTGGTGATCAGGTTGCTTGCAGTCGCGACGCCCGGAGCCGACACGCCTACATTCTGTACTGCTGTCAGCCTCCCCTTCGCGTCAACAGTGAAGGTGGGCACCTGAGACGAACTGCCATAGGTTCCTGACGCCAGGCCTGAGACGGTGGGCAGATCTGCTGTAGCCAGGGTTCTAAAACCTGGCGTTGCAGCACCACCTGTAACAGGCCCTGCAAAGACGACATTGGCGTTCTGAGTATTCAGAGCCCCGGTCAGAGTCCCAGAACCTGTTACGGGGCTATTCGAGACCGTAAAGATATTCGGCAGGGACAGTCCAACACTGGTTACTGTTCCGCCACCTCCACCCCCGCCGACTGGAGGTGCTGCCCAGCTTCCATCGGCGCGCAGGAAATTGGTTGTCCCACCCCCTGAGGCAGGAGCAAACCCGGAGGTCGTGTTGTTAAAAACACTATGGGAATGGGCTGGGATGTCGGCTGCAACAAGTGTCCTAAAACCTGGCGTTGCCGCATTACCGGCAGTGGGCCCTGCAAAGACGAGATTGGCGTTCTGAGTATTCAGAGCCCCGGTCAGAGTCCCAGAACCTGTTACGGGGCTATTCGAGACCGTAAAGATATTCGGCAGGGACAGTCCAACACTGGTTACTGTTCCGCCACCTCCACCCCCGCCGACTGGAGGTGCTGCCCAGCTTCCATCGGCGCGCAGGAAATTGGTTGTCCCACCCCCTGAGGCAGGAGCAAACCCGGAGGTCGTGTTGTTGAAAACACTATGGGAATGGGCTGTAGGTGTCCTGGCATCAGTCAATCGGGTATCGCTCCCGAGTACGACCTCGGTAGCGGCGGCATTTGTGCTCCCGCCGCCTCCCCCAGTTCCCTGGATGCCGGTCATCTTGAGCTCAGCAATCTGCATGGATGCTGTGCCGCTGACACGAAGCGTGGGGAATACCACTCGGTATTGCGTCAGTGAAGGCAAATTGCCGGGGAGCGTGATTGACGCTGAGTCGGCCTGCCTTGCCGTAGGCAGGCTCAGGGAACCGGAAGTTAACAGCTGCCAGGATCCGCCTTGGAATCCATAAACCTGGTAAGAGGCAGGGTCTCGATCGGTAGAATCATTTGCTGTTGTAATAACAAATGATGTAAGTTGTGTTGCCGTCCCGTATGAGAACTCCAAGCCGGAGTTAGCTCCCCCAGTGTTGCGATACTTAGTGTTGATATTGTTATCAAAGGCTTTATCAGCTTCCTCCCCCGCGGATGAACCGCTGCCACCACCGCTGACCACCTGGTAACGGATGATGACAATACCGGAACCGCCAGCAGCCCCAGGTCGGCTTTGAGAGCCACCACCACCACCACCGCCAGTATTGGCGGACCCGGCTACAGCATTCGTTGTATTGCCAGTAGCCCCAGCGCCCCCGCCAGCGGAAGCGCTGCCTCCCCCACCAGGGGACGTGTAGTCGGCACCACCACCACCGCCGCCACGGGCAACGGAAGAGCCAGTAATAGCCGATGTGATACCAGCGCCGCCGCTCCCGCCCGTCGCCGAGTCACTACTGCCGGTCGCCGCCTGTCCCGCCCCACCTGCGCCGCCACCACCGTGTCCAGCCCAGTCACCAGCGTTTCCACTGCCGCCACCGAAGCCCTGCCCGGCCGTCCCCGCACCGGCAGTACTGCCATCGCCCACGGCGCCGCCCCCCGAGCCCCCATTGGAGGCTGCGACACTCTTTACAGCTCCTCGACCACCTCCGGTGGCGATAATCCCAGAAAATGACGAGTTACCGCCCGATGTGCCCGTGGGGCCCCCGGCACCCACAACAACTGCGTAAGTCCCCGCTGACAGGCTGAGTCGGCTTTCAGCAGACGATCCCCTCCCGCTGGTTTCGCCGACAACTGAGCATCGGTAACCCCCCGCACCACCACCACCACCACCGGTGGCATCACTACCGGAGCCACCGCCGCCACCACCACCGATGACAAGATATTCGACATTGCTAATTGCACTTGTTACGACAAAGTTTCCATCAGCTGTGAATGTGTGAACTCTGTAAGTAACGCCGCCCGGCGTTATTGTGGATTCTGTGCCGCCTGTAGCAACGCTTCCGCCCGACCCCCCATCGAGGTCGATTCCTGAAACCGAGGCCGGGGCCGGAAGAAGACTAGGAGTGCTGGAACCGCCTCCCCCTGAAGGGACGTTGCGGGTTGACGCAGTCCCCAGGCCGCTGACGGCGGTATTAGCAATGGAGATAGCCGTATTGCTTATTACAGTGATTCGACCCTTTGCGTCAACAGTCAGCGTGGGCACGCTTGATGCGCTGCCATAGCCTGCTGCCGTCAGGCCTGAGACATTAGGCAGGTCTCCAGCAGACAAAGCCCTGAAAGTAGGCGCGGCCGCAGTAGTGCCAGACGATGGACCGGCGAGCACCAGATTGGGATTCTGATTACCGGTAGACAGCGCATCTGTAATCCCGTAACCGGATATAGTCGTCGGAGTGCCGGTTATTGTGGACCACGCCTGAGTGTGTGCTGATGGTGTACGAGCATCACTCAGTCTGCTGTCGTTACCTTGACAGAAAGAATTCGCAGTGTTTCCAAATGTACCTGTAGTTAGCAAGCCACTAGTTGTCGTAATGACTGGCAAGTTGGGATTTGTACCAATCGCTCCACCGTTGGTGATATTGCCGTGGGCGTGTGCCACGGGTGTACGAGAATCACTGAGTCTGCTGTCGTTACCTTGACAGAAAGAATTCGCAGTGTTTCCAAATGTACCTGTAGTCAGCAAGCCACTAGTTGTCGTAATGACTGGCAAGTTGGGATTTGTACCAATCGCTCCACCGTTGGTGATATTGCCGTGGGTGTGTGCCACGGGTGTACGAGAATCACTGAGTCTGCTGTCGTTACCTTGACAGAAAGAATTCGCAGTGTTTCCAAATGTACCTGTAGTTAGCAAGCCACTAGTTGTAGTAATGACTGGCAGGTTGGGATTTGTACCAATCGCTCCACCGTTGGTGATATTGCCGTGGGCGTGAGAACCGCTAGCCGCGTCTGTAATACCGTATCCAGATAAATTCGTCGGAGTGCCGGTTATTGTGGACCACGCCTGGGTGTGTGCTGATGGTGTACGAGCATCACTCAGTCTGCTGTCGTTACCTTGACAGAAAGAATTTGCAGTGTTTCCAAATGTACCTGTAGTTAACAAGCCACTAGTTGTCGTAATGACTGGCAAGTTGGGATTTGTACCAATCGCTCCACCGTTGGTGATATTGCCGTGGGCGTGTGCTAATGGTGTACGAGAATCACTGAGCCTGCTGTCGTTGCCTTGACAGAAAGAATTCGCAGTGTTTCCAAATGTACCTGTAGTTAGCAAGCCACTGGTTGTCGTAATGACTGGCAAGTTGGGATTTGCACCAATCGCTCCACCGTTGGTGATATTGCCGTGGGTATGCGCTAATGGTGTACGAGCATCACTCAGTCTGCTGTCTGCACTACTAACAGCATCTGTAATACCGTATCCAGACAGATTTGTCGGAGTGCCGGTTATTGTGGACCACGCCTGGGTGTGTGCTGATGGTGTACGAGCATCACTCAGTCTGCTGTCGTTACCTTGACAGAAAGAATTTGCAGTGTTTCCAAATGTACCTGTAGTTAACAAGCCACTAGTTGTCGTAATGACTGGCAAGTTGGGATTTGTACCAATCGCTCCACCGTTGGTGATATTGCCGTGGGCGTGTGCCACGGGTGTACGAGAATCACTGAGTCTGCTGTCGTTACCTTGACAGAAAGAATTCGCAGTGTTTCCGAAAGACCCAGCGGTGAGAACTCCTCCCGCTCCGGTGATGATCGGAACATTGGCCGTGGCGCCAACACCAAGTGGCGTTGAGCCAGCTGCTGTCAACCTCCCCTGTTGATCAACCGTGAGTGTGGCAACCTGAGATGCGCTTCCGTAAGTGCCAGGCGTGACCACGGTATTCGCGAGGGAGATCGTGTTTCCCGCCTTGTTGAGACCTGTCCCCGCGGCGATCTCAATGGCAGCGCTAAACAGGATAAATTCGATATCTGAAGAGCCTATTTCACTAGCACCGAACAGATTGCTGCCACTTATACAGACAAAACTATCGCCCGCATTGACCAGGCCTTCTCTAACAAATACATAAGCATTTGGGACTTCCGACCATTCATCAAAGTCCGCCGTGCGCGTCCATGCTCCTGCTGCATTGTAGTTGTAAAAGCCATTCTTAGATTTATCAGTCTGGTCTTTTACAAGAACACGGTCGCCCGTAGCTAAAGTAGTGACAGTATCAACAGTCTGGGCCCCCGATAGCGTGATGTTTGCCGTGGTTGCAACCCGGACGGCGGTTTTAGGCTTCAGGCCTTGAGCCAGTGCATCCGTCTCCGCCTTGGTGTAGGCATTTGTAATTCCATACCCGGACAGAGTTGTCGGCGTTGAGGTGAGCGTCGAAAAGAGCTGCGTTCCCGTGTGATTCGCCCTGTTCAACAGGAACGCGTCACTGGAGTTCGCAGTGGCCCCCGTGCTGATTCCATTGAGCTTGGTCTTGTCGGCACCAGACAGAAGCCCAGCGTTACCAGCTGCCTCTACAAGCGGAAGCGTCGTACTCAGGCCAGTCGAGCTAGTGATGACCCTGGAAGAAGCCGTATAGCCGAGATTGGTTGCCAACCTGGAATCGTTTCCTTCGCAAAACGTGCCCCCTGTCGTCCCAAAAGAACCAGCAGCAAGGACTCCCCCAGTCGTCGTAATAATCGGGAGATTCGCGGTGCTGCCAATAGCGCCGCCATTGGTGATATTCCCGTGGCTGTGCGATGTGGGTTCTCGAGGGCCGCTCAGCCTTGAATCATTCCCCTCACAAAACGTGCCCCCTGCTGCTCCAAAGGAGCCGGTCGTAAGGACGCCCCCTGTCGTGGTGATGATCGGGAGATTCGCAGTGCTGCCAATAGCGCCGCCATTGGTGATATTCCCGTGGCCGTGGGCAGCTGGTGGGCGGTTATTGTCCAGACGTGGATCGTCGCCCCTGACGACCTGGCCCGAGAGAGCGGTCCCCCCAGCAGCCGCGGGAACATCCAAGGCTGCAGCTGTCCCGAGAGTGGGTCGATTGGTTAGATCAAGAAAGGAGCCGCTTGTGGCGACCGTTGCCAAGCCTGAAATCGTGGAAGCGGCCTGGCTTCCCGTGTGGTTCGCCCTATTGAGCAAGAAGGCATCACTGGAATTGGCAGTGGCCCCCGGGGTGATCCCGTCGAGTTTTGTTTTATCGCTAGAGCCGTTCCACCAGCTTGCGATGGATTGGAAGACTCGAACTGGAGACCAGGCGCGCCTTTCCGTCGACGTACCCTGGGTGGCCTCCGCTTCCGTGGCTGTTGGAGCGCTCCATTCCCTGGAGTCGCTCAGCCTGGAATCTCCCGTTGCAACAGCACCAGAAACATCTCCGACACTGAGAACAACGCTTCCCGTGCGCCCCGCTACCGACTGAACAGGCGCTGCTGCTGCTGCCCTTTGCTCCGTGAAGTATTTGTTGACACTGCCCTCAGGGACAGCGTCCGTTGATCCTGGAGAAGCCGTGAGCTGGATGTAACTCGAGCCGCTCCATCGGTACTGCTTGTTTTCATCGAGTGCGACGTAAATGACTCCTGTCGTTCCCGGGTTGGGGAAACTTGCCAAATTGGTATATTCCCGAACGTCATCCACGAATCCCGGTAGCTGTGAGGCCGGGACCAGGCCGTTGACCAGATCAGCCTTGAAAGACAGGGCGCTTGTCAGCTCCTCTGGCTGAACCGCCGTATCAGCAAGTTCCCCTTGCTCCCAGGTGGCGTAGTCTTCCGAGTCAGTAAAGGCTGCAGAGCCAAGGTCCGGCAGATCTGACAGGTCGTCGTAGGAGCCAGTGAGTGCAACAAGCTTGAGGTCGTCAATTTTGGCCTTGTCCTCCCCGGTGAGGAGGCCTGGATCACCCTCCGGTTCCGCCAGTGGCAGTGTGACTCCTTCGCCCGTGGAGATATCGAGCTCACCGGTGACCGGGTCGTAGGACAAATCACTGCTGCTGACCCGTTCGTCAATCGCCAGTGCCGTGGTGTACGGAGTCATCAGCACTGAATTGCTGATGCTGTTTGGAGTCGAGAGATCCCCTGCTACGGCCTCCTGATTGGTCGCCCGATCAGAAGCGTCGTATTTGGTGTTGAACAGGAACTCGGTGTCCTCCCCCAGTTGTACGACTTCTTCTTCCAGGGTGTCGACCCTGTCTAGGAGGTCGCCAAGACCCACCCGCTGGTCCAGGGCCAATGCGGTGGTGTAAGGGGTCATCAGCGTTGTATTGCTGATACTGCCTGGTGTTTCCAGGCTCCCGGCTACAGCCTCCTCTTCTGTTGCCCTGTCATCGGGCGAGTATTTGTCATCAAGTGCATCCTCCGCCTCGTCAATGCGGTAAGTCAGCAGGCGCCAGTTATCGTCAACTTCCTGAAACGAAAGAGGCTCACCCTTCTCCGATCTTGTCGTAATGCCCGGCTGATCCGGCATGCCAACTGATTGCCCTATCTAGCAATCCTAGAGAGTTTTACCAGGCGCTCCGCCCGGGGGCGACCCAAGCGGAGATCGGTTACCGCGATGGAGAAACGACAAAAATCCACCGCCCTGGCAATTGCCCTTGCGCTACCAACAAGGGCGACCCCCTGACGCCGTTCTGCTTCGGGGGTCAGACAAGGGTAGCAACTCGCATGATTGAGGTGCCATGCTTTGAACCCTCCCTGAGGGCATGGGCCATCGAGCGGTGGACATGGTGTCGAATCAGCCCGCTGAATTGGGCGAACTGCCGCTTTGAGAGGCGCAGGGTTGCCGGATTACCCCCCTTGCAGATTCCAGTAACGCCACGCCCGATCAGATGACTCAGCAGGGCATCTGCATTGGGCTCACTAGAGAGAGGGATCACAGCAGTTCCCCTATCCCAGTGGCCTAGGTCCAGCCAAATACTGGCCAGGCCCCTGCCTCCTCCGATTTCGAGGACTTCTTTGGAGAGAGAGATTTCACCTTCTGGAGCGAGCAGTTCAATGGCCCTCTCGAATGCATCGTGCTGCAGGCGGGCCCTGCAGACATCGTAAAAATGCCGGCCTGGAAGCATGTCAACAGCAGCGCGCACTGGGCCCGCTCCCGCTCGCTGCAGGGATCGCACCTGGTGCAGCATGTAGGTTCGCTCTGTTTCGAGCCGCTTCAGCTCCAGCCAAGGGCGCTGCTTGACCCCCTTGCACCTCAAAGTGCCACTGCCCATGGCATAGGCGACAGCCATGGAAACCAGACGAGCGCTCATTTTTCCCCCGGGAGAAACAAATGCTTCCGGCTGATCGGGGCATAGGGAAGGAGGGCCTCCTTGACGATTTCCGCATCCTTAGGGCTGAACGACAGTTGAGGCAGTATTCGAGAGGACTGGCCCGTGACGGACGACCTGGCGCCAGTCAAAAACTCGAGCCAGCCACTGACCAATCGAGCCTCGTCGCGCAGGGCTCCAACTCTCCTCAGGCGATGGTCCTTGTCCCCCTTTCGATACCCCTCAGCCCAAAGCCAGGCTGCTGCTCTGAGTCCAAGAATGTCCAAGAGGGGGTGCGTGATTTCCCGAAATCCATCGGGATAGAACAAGTTGTAGACCGGATCTAGCAGTGGGCTCGAGAACCGGAATCGCAGCACCGTGGTCTGATGGCCGGTCCGGCTGGGGCGCATCTGATAGGTCGAGATCTTGGCCTGGGTTGGGATGACGAGCTTGATTTCACTTGCCTTCTCCTCGAGGAATTCACGCTCGTCGGCACCACCGTGGAAGGTGGCCTTGATATGGCCCTTGACCGCTGACCTGCTTTGAGAGAGGAAGCCGTCGCCCAGGAAGACCCCCAGCAGGCCGCGAATGTCTGGTGCGTTCAATTTCACCCCACGCGTCCTTTCTAGTGTAAGAAGCAGCGGGCGGAATGCTTGCTATCAACATCCTTTATCTTTCGGAGCGTGTCATCCAATGTGGATAGACAATGATTTCCCGAAAATCCTGGGCGCCGAACTTTATCGACCCCATCCTGCCTACGTGGTAGAGATGGCGGTTGATCCTGTTGTCGTTCACGATTTCGGGGCACAACCAGGTCAAACGGTCGCCCTAGACCGCTATCGCTACTGGGGAAATCCTGGCACCAAGGACTCCCGAGAGCGCACTGCTGATCAGACGCTCGGCACGGCGTCGTCTCGCAACATCGTGAAGGACAAGGTCAATG